ATGTTTAGATAATCCGGCAAAGGCTACTTTTATTACTCCCATAAATTTAGAGAAAGCTGCTAAAATTGGTGCAACGAAGGCGCCAAATGCAGAAACGCCACTTGCCACGGCTGCAATTCCTGTTTTAAGGAATTCCATAATACCGCCGAGAATACCACCTTTTTTCTTGGGTTCTGGTAATCCTCCACCCGGTTCTTCATCTTTATCAGCTATTTTGTTTAAAGCATCTTTGAACTCTTTTTGTTCTTCTGCCTTCTTTAAGTCGTTTCCTAGCATAAGTTGATTGCCATCTTCAGAAATTTTATTGCCATCTTCCAATGCAACTACGATATCTTCTTTCATACTTTCTACAGAATCTATGATTCCTGTCATAGGCTCTAATATTACATTACCAAATAAGTCTTCACCTCCGAAGAAATCAGTTTGATTTTTTGTTGCTGCACCTACATCTGATGGCTTTAAAAAGGCCTCACTTATATCACTTATCGATTCTACTTGATCGCTTTCACCTTCACGTTGAGTCTCAAGTTTAAAATTTGGTATTTCGTTAACAATCTCTGCAGGCCGAGCTCCACCACCAAGTGCTTTTGATAAAGGAGAAGTTAATCTTTTAGATAAGCTTTGACGCGTTCTAGTAAAAATATCTTGTTTCTTTTTGTCTTTTTCAGATAATGCATCAGCTGCTTGTGCATCAACTGTAGCACTAGCAACTAGGCCAGCTGCACCTATAGTTCCAAGTAGTTCTCCAAAAATATTTTTAACGATTCCACCACTTGTGTTTTTTATTGTTTCATCTGCAACTGATGCAGGTATATCAGATACACCGCCAATATTAGAAACACCATCTGCAATAGATTTAAAGGTTGATTGCTGTTCTTTGGTTTGTTCTAATTGTTTTAAATCTTGATTTTGTTCTCTATTTTTATCACCTTTTAAAAGTTTAGTTTGGGTTTGTATTTCACTGAGTATTTCATTGAGTATTGCAGTGTCCTTTTCTTCTTCATTATCACCAAATAGATTTTTAAAACCTTGAGTAACATTCTTAAAAGACTCAAAGGGCTTCATTGCTGCTTCTCCAACAGATTCAAGTGTGCCGGATACAGCTTCGAATGGAGCTTTTAATCCTGCTTCAATACTTTCAAATGGTGCTTTTATTACATCACTAATTCCTTTGATACGCTCTTTAATAACACCGCCAACGCCACCAAGGCTAGCTTCAGCCTGTGCATCCAACTTTTTATTAGTTGATTGAACAGCTTTAATTAGCTTTTGGAAGTCTTTTGATGTTACTGGAGCGTCGTCACTCATGCGTAAGTTCTTTTAGTTGAAGATGCATTTTGCCTTTGTATTCTTTCGTTTTCCTCTTTAATGTGATCTTTTAATAATGAAACGTAAATTTGCCTTTCCCATGGTAGCATATTATCTAATTCTGTTAAACTGTAATTATGATGTTGGGCCATTGCAAAATTTGTATGATAATGATTTAACAGCGAATCGTGAGAAAGGCCTATTAGAAAAAAGATGCAATTCCTTTCAGTTCTATCTCGTTTTCGTGTCCATCATGTTTGCATGTGAACTTGACTGTGTGTTTTAATACTGGTTGATCGTTTAGGTATTTTTGAACTTCTTGTAATTGTGAATGTGACATTGAATCAATAAATTCAAGGAGCTCTTTTTCAGTTACATCAGATGAGCTATAAACATTATCAGCGTCATAAACGGAATCGATTGACTGAATAATCGCTTGGTTAAAGACCTCTTCACTTTTGCCTGCAACTTTTGCAGCGGCTTTAAGTGTTAATGGCTTTAGTGTAATACCTATATCTTCTGTTAAAGCGATCGTGTTTGTTAAATCATTTACTGGAAATACAACTTTGACTTCGTTTAAATCGATTTCTACTGGTGTATATTTTCCACATTTATCACATTTTAAATTTATAGTGGCTGTCTCACCGATACTTTTCATTCTCAACTGGAGAAATAAGTATTCAATATCATAAAGTGTGCATTCATCAGCATTAACCTCTCCAAAGGTACAGGCTGATACAATTTCTTTCATCGCAGACATAATCTGTTTTTCATCTTCAGATTCTTGTGCAATCATAAGTATCTTTTCCTCTTTTACAAGGAAAGGGCGAAACTCAATTTCTTCTTTTGTAGAAGGTATTTGAGTTGTATATTTAGTTGATTCTAATTTTGGTAATGGCATAATATTTTAATAATTTAAAGTTTATTGGGCGCTCCCAGGCTGTGTGGCAGTGACTCCAAATATTCTCGCTATTCTATTTATCTGATTTATTTTAGGTGGTAAGAAAGGAATGATAGTAGGTATTTTACGTCTTTTCTGTATAACATCAGCTTTATTCGGTAATGGACCACCACTTGGTTGTCTATTTTGTTTAAATGCTGCTTGATCTGGTAAAGTCGGGTCTAAGTAATCTTTTGGTGGTCTAGATAAATTTCTTTTAAAGTTCCCATTGCGCGTAATACCAGCTGGTGTTGGGTCCGCAATTGGTGCCGGCACTATTCCTATTGGCTCACCTTTCAATTCTTCAAAATCTCTATAAGCCATCGTTACATTTAATTTCTGTACAGAGTCTGTAGTTGTATTATTTAAATCTATGTTTTGAACTGTTACTGGAAAAGCATCTCTTAATGCGACCGTATATATTTTTGTATCTTCTTCATCTAATTGATGAACAAAAATATCAAAAGCATAATCACTTTTATATCCAACTTCGTATGTGTCTCTATTAACAATTGCATTTGTCCATCTATTAAATACGTCTCTTATAAAATAATCGTTTGTCAGATTGAAAACAAAATTTACATCTTCATTTGAGTATCCATTTGGTCTTTTTTCTGTCTGTCTTGTTGGTCCATAATCGTTTGTTAAAATTTGTCTACCTGGTATAGATGTACTTTCACAAAAAAATTCAATATCTCTTGCTTGTTCGCTATCTACTACTTGTCGAAGAATAGGAAACGTAAGACTAAATCTATTTGGGTGAGCAAACCCTTTCCGTCTGTTAATTGCTGCTTGTAAATTATCGATATGTTTTGGCATCTTATATCATTGCTCTTGATTTTTTCCAAACTGTAGTTCTTGAGTTCTTAACAAACTTATCAGTTGGAAGAAAAAGTGCAACCTCCCATTCGGTAGCTGGCACTTCTGTTATTCTTGTTGTTACTTGACTTGTAAGATATCTTTTAAAACAAGGTTTAAAAAGTTCTAATTTTGATGAATTTCTTAAAAAATTATACGTTAATCGAAACCTTGTACTCTCGTCATATTTTTTGTTATTTGTAAATTCTGTTAATCTATCGAAAAATCTTGCTCTTAGAACGGGAGGTAAATAATGTAAATTCAAACCTGTGAATCCACCCTTTTCTTTTTTAACCATAATGATTAATGGAAAGCGATCGTAATATGGTAGAGTTTCTTTTGTCTTTGGGTCATAAAAATACATATACATTCGACCCATCAAAGGTTTCGCTACTCGATTAAGTAAAGGGTCTTTTAATATTTGATTATTCTGAACTCTTGTTACACTTTTTAATCTTTTCTTAAACCATTGCAATGACTCTCTAGTTCTTGGTTGAACGCCAGAACGAAACGCGTCTGTTTCTAATTTTTCAAAATAAGATAGTGCCATTTAACTATTTATATCAAGTTAGCAACTTAATTCCTAATCCTTTAATAGTATCTTCGGTCCATACTTGAAATGTCCAACCTTTATCTAAGCAATACTCATTTGCTGCTTCCCACTTAGATTGATTCTTTATGTACGTCATTACCTCACGAAGGTACTTCTGTGACTTACGAGTAGGCCTCTTAGGCTCCTTTGTCTCTTTCTTGGGTTTAATCTCAATTAAATACTCATTACCATTGCTCATTGTCAAACGTAAATCTGGAAAATATCGATGTAAACGATTATCAGTCTTACAACGATACGGAACGATTACTTCTTCACTCGACCATTTTAAAATATCAGGGTTTTCATCACACCATTTAAAGACTTGACGTTCCCACAAAGAACGAAAGATGCACATGGTGGGGTCACCTTCATACTTATTAGTGTTTTTTACTTTGTATTTTCCTTTGTACGCCATTATAAATATATCTATGAGTAGAACAGAAGACTTTGTTTCAGATTTAACTTTTCCAGCCACTTTAGGCAGTAATAAACTATCTGCTAAAAATTCAATTGCATTGTTTCAAGCACAGTTAAAAAAAGAGCAAGAGTTTAGTTATAATATTTATCTGCCTGGACCAACCGCATTATCTGTCAACGACCAAGCAAATTATAGTACAACTGATTTTGGAATGACTGGCGCGCAAAATAAATTTGGTGAAGATAGCGTTGGTCAAGCTCTTGAAGCCGCAGGACTTAGAATCGGCAAAGGCGCCGGAGGTATAATTGGTATGGAAGCATCGGAAGTAGAAAAAAGAGCAGGACTTATTATAAACCCAAATACAAATACCACATTTGGAGGCAATGGTGTTCGTAGCTTTTCATTTCAATATAAATTAATTGCTGATTCCGAAGAAGAATCTCAGGCAATAAAACAAATTATTCGTAGATTTAAAGGATTATCTTATGCTGCATTAAATAATACAAGCAATGTAGCAGAGCCAGCTGGATTAATACTTACGTATCCTCCGATTTGGAAAATTAAATTTTTAACTACATCAACTGGAGGCGGATTTAGTGAGAATAAATTTATGCCTAAAATTAGTACTTGCTATTTGACATCAGTTGAAACCAATTACAATCCAAATTCTAATATATTTTTTAAAGGTGGTGCACCAAATGAAATAGACTTATCTATTACATATCAAGAAACAAGAGCGTTGAATCGAAATGATATAGATGAACTTGAAAATACTATTGACCAAGAGGGTGATTTTAATCCGCCACAGGTTCCTCAGCAAACTCTTCCGCCTTCTATACGGGCCTTTAACACACTTTTTAAACGATGAGCTTTTTTAGAAAATTTCCACAAACGGAATATGATTTGTTAAATGATTCAAATCTTAGAACGATTACAGATATATTTCGTAATGTAGATGTAAACGAAAAGCAACTTGATGGTTTTTTGAATTATAAGTTTGAAAGAATAGAAGATGGTGAAAGACCGGACCAAATGTCTTTTCGATTATATGATTCTAGTGATTTTTATTGGACGTTTTTTATATGTAACGATTTCTTAAAGGAAGGCTATAATTCATGGCCAAAAGGTTTTGGTGAGCTCGAAACCTTTATTGATAATGAATATGGAAAGTATTCTGTTCTTGCTGTCGATTCTTCTACACTTAGAAGAATATGTAATATACAAAATGTATTATCACAGACACTTACATTAGGTTCAACATCAGGTATTAAGATACATAAAATAGATGAAACAAGACAGCAGATTTGGCTAAAAGGAAATCATACAATTTTAAATAATGTTGAAGCAGAAAATTTTGAAATTACTGGCCATGCTGATTCACCAACTGTATTAACAGCATTAGATGGTTGGGCTTATGCGCAGAACGCACCTTATTCTTACAATTCTTTTAGTTCAACTACTGGTGATATAATTAGAACAACAGATTTTACTTCTTATCAGAAGTATCACGAAGATGAGAATGAAGAACGTTCATCAATTAAAGTTATTCGACCAGGCTTAATTAATGAATTTGTTGACAGATATAAAGAATTATTGAATGAATAGTTTACCAAAAAATTTCGCACCAGGTGGAAATAAAGCTTTTGTTCCATCGGCGATAAATCTTAAGTCAGTAGAACTTACAAATCATAAAGGTCAGGTGTTTGACCTTTCGCCAATTGTAAGTAAGTTCTCTATTTCAGAAAGTATTCACAGTACTAGTATTATTGTTAATTTTACTATAGTAGATAGTAATGACACAATTGACGATTTGCAATTGATTGGACAAGAAAAAATTGAATTTGTACTCATACGTGAATTACGTGAAAATCTTACTGATGAAGAAGAAATAAAACTTAATTTAACTCTTGCAGAATTTCCAAGATATCAACGTGGTAATAATGAAAATATTCAAACTTATGAAATATCAGCAGTTTCTTCTTTTGCGATTTTAGACAAGGCATTTAAAATATCACGATTTTATAATAATAACACAGTTGAAGAAATTAAAAAGATATATGAAGTTGATTTAGGCGTAACAGATATAGAAGAGATTGGTTCTTCTATATCACGTTCAAGAGGTGTTCTTAGGTGGCAACATCCTTTACAAGCAGTTGAACATTTTAGAAAAAATACTTATAACGATGTTGGTTCATCTTTCTATGTATTTCAAAGATTGACGGGTAAAACCGTGATCGCTGCGCAATCTGATTTGGTTTCAGAATCAATTTATAGTACATATTATGACGGTAAAGAATTTACATCAGAGCCTTTATCTCAAGATGATTTTGTTGAACGTGCAACTAGAATGGTAAATGTTTCTTCTCAGTTAAAACTTGGAAAAGTCTTTAATTCAAAGAATGGCGCTTATGCTTCTGAAAATAATTATTTGGATTACGGAAACAAAACATATACTAAATTAGATTTTACTTTTGATAATTTTCCTTTAGATAAAACTTTAAATAAGAAAACACCTCTTTCTAAATCCGCGGAGATTGATTATTCTCAAACATTTCAAGCTCATTGTGAATATATTTCAACGAATGAATTTGCATACGATGGTGAAACTAAAAATAATAACAATTTAAGAAAAGAGAACGGACATGTTGTAAAATCTTTTACTGAGAACCTTGAGTTCGTAATGCATGATATTCAACTCTTTGGTGATAGTTTTCTAAATGCTGGAAGAGTGGTTGAACTTAAATTTCCAAAAGTAATGGACCCGCAAGAAAAAAGGAATAAATTATTTAACTCAGACCCATCTGATAAGTTTGACCAAAATCTAAGTGGTAAATATTTAATTGTATCAGCTTCACACGTTTTAGAAGATGGAGAGTACTTTACAAATATACGAGTTAAGAAAGACTCGCTATCAATCAATTTATAATGGAAAATTTTATAGGACAAACTTTTGCATGGTTTACTGGAGTCATTGAAGATATCAATGATCCAAAAGAAATGGGTAGAATTCGTGTAAGGTGTTATGGCTATCATAATGCAAACAAAGTAGAGCTACCTACTGCAGAATTACCTTGGGCTACTCCAATGCTTCCGGTCACATCTGCTTCAATGACAGAAGTTGGTCAATCGGCTACAGGATTACTTGAAGGCTCTTGGGTTATAGGATTCTTTCGCGATGGACCAAATGCTCAAGACCCTGTTATAATGGGTAGTATTCCTGCAATTTCTACTAGACCAGAAAGTTATGAGAAAGGATTCACAGACCCTAATCAAAGATATCCTGTAGAAGCCAAATGCGGAGTTGCAGATACTCCTTTGGCTGCTAAATCTTTAGAAGAAGCTTATAAAAATTCATTCTCTTATACAAAGAAAGCGGAATTAAGAGAAGAATATGATGGTGTATCAACCGCGAACTTTAATATTGGAGGAGTTTGGTCTTTTCCACCTATTGATGATGTTATAGGTCCGCAATATCCTAAGAATCACGTTATTTCTTATGAGAAAGCATCTGACGACGTAGAGAATGCTCATACTGTTGAGTTTGACGTATCACCTGGGAAAGAAAGAATTTCTCAAATGCACCGCACAGGTACATATACTGAAATAACACCAGATGGTTCAGAGACACAGGTTATAACAGGAAAAAGATATAAAGTAATTGCTGAAGGTGATAATGTTTATATTAAGGGCGGTTGCAATCTAACTATCGAAGGTGGATGTAGAACTAAGATATCCGGTGATTGGCATATAGATGTTTCGGGTAGTGTAATATCTACTATTGGAGTTGCAAAAATAGAAACTATTTTAGCGGGCCCGCTAACTCAATTTGTTGGGCCTCTCGGTGTTCGTGAAACATATCTTGGTAATCAGGTAACTACTGCACCAAATATCTTCCTAAATTGATATAAATAGTA